CGCGCCGCCCGGCAGGTGAAACCCGTGCACGCCTTCGTAGCAGAACATGCCCTGTCCGCAGGTTACGCTCTCGCCTCCCAGGCCGACCGCATCATCCTGCCCCGCACTGGCGCTGTCGGCAGTATCGGCGTGGTCGCGTTGCACACCGACATGAGCGGCGCGCTCGACCAGAACGGAATTGCGGTCACGCTGATCCACGCCGGGGCGCGCAAGGTTGATGCCAACCCGTATCAACCTTTGCCCGAAACCGTCCGCGCCCGGGTCGCCGCCGAACTTGAAGACCTGCGCCAGCTTTTTGCCGAAACCGTCGCTGACGGGCGGGGGCAGCGCCTCGACACCCAACAGGCGCTCGCCACCGAAGCGGCAGTGTTTCGCGGCGAGGCGGCGGTCTTTGCCGGACTTGCCGATGAGGTGGCCGACCCGGTCGCCGCCTTTCGCGCTTTCGTCGCCGCCCCGCGCGGCATCTCCACCCCCAAAGGAAAGGGTCCACAGATGACCACCCCACTTGCCGAAACGCCCGACGCCGCGCCCCCCGCGCCTGTCGTAACACCGCCCGCCACGCGAGCGGCCGCTTCGCCCACCGCGCCAGTTGCCGCACCAACGTCCGCACAGCCCGTGTCGACCACACCCGATTTGCCAGCCGCGACCATGGCCCCGGGTTCCCCGGAAACTGCTTCGGTAACCCCGCCGCCCCCGGCCGCCATCGCCCCCGAGGCTCCCTCACCCGAAGCGATCCGCGCCGAGGCCGCTGAGGTGGCGCAGGTCTGCGCGCAGGCGGCGCGGTTGGGTGTGACTATCGATGCCGCCGACGCGGTCACGCGCGGCGTCAAGCCCGAAGTGCTGCGGGCCCGCGTGCTCGCCGATCTGGCTGCCCGCAGCGATGCCGCTGGCATCATCGCCACCGCCCCGGCCGCAGCCGCCGCGAAAGACAGCCCGATCATCGCCGCCGCCAGAAAGGCCGCGACCGAGGCCAAACGCTGATCCATCCACCCCTTATTCCGGAGACTGAGCAATGCCCGTCCTGACCCAACCGCCCAGCATGGGCGATGTCCTCAAGTATGAGGTCAACCCGAACTACACCCGCGAGGTGATCACCCTCGCGCAAGGCATGCCCTACCCGGTCGGATCCGTGCTGGGGCGCATTACCGCGAGCGGCAAATACAAGCTCGCGACCAGCGGCGGCGCCGACGGGGCCGAGACCGCCATCGCGGTGCTGCTTTACGCGGTCGATGCCACTCTTGCAGATGCTGTCGGTATTGTCGTCGCCCGTGGTCCCTCGATCGTGTCGCGCGCGGCCCTCGCCTATGACGCCACCGTTGATGACGCCGCCAAGATCACCACCAAGATCGGCCAGCTGGCCGCCGTCGGCATCATCGCCCGCGACGGCGTCTGACACCGTTTCCCCCTTCAATCCTCCGGAGCACCCCATGACCCTGATCCGCAATCCCTTTGACGCTGGCGGCTATTCGCTGGCCGAGATGACGCAGGCCATCAACATCCTGCCCAACCTCTACACCCGCCTTGGCCAGATCGGCCTGTTCCGCTTTGAAGGTGTCAGCCAGCGCAGCATCGTCATCGAGCAGCGCGAAGGCATCCTCAGCCTGCTGCCCTCGGTGCCGCTCGGCGCCCCCGCCACGGTGGGCACCCGCGAGGGCCGCTCGATGCGCAGCTTCGCGCTGCCGTGGATCCCGCATGATGATGTGATCCTGCCCGGCGATATTCAGGGGCAACCCGCGCTCGGGGTTTCGGATGCCGCCGATCCGCTGGTCGAGGTGATGAACCGCAAGTTGATGCTGATGCGGCGCAAACACGCACAGACGCGGGAGTACATGGAGATGAACGCGCTCCGCGGTATCGTCAAGGATGGCGCGGGCACCACGCTTTACAACTATTTCGACGAATTCGGCCTGGCGCAGATTTCGGTCGACTTCCTGCTCGGCACGGCGGGCACCAATGTTCAGGGCAAGGTGCGCGAGGTCTTGCGCGCCATCGAAGCTAACCTTCTGGGCGAAACCATGATCCGCGCGCATGCGCTGGTCAGCGCCGAGTTCTTCGACAAGCTGATTTCGCACCCCAAGACCGAGGACGCCTACAAGTTCTTTTCCGCCACCGGCGGCCAGCCCCTGCGCGAGGATATGCGGCGTGCCTTTCCTTTCGCGGGCATCCTCTTTGAGGAATACACCGGCAGCGCCACGCTTTCGGGTGGCACCGCCGAGCGTTTCCTGCCCGCCAACGAGGGCGTGGCGTTCCCGCTCGGCACCTTCGACACCTTCACCACCTATGGCGGCCCGGCAAACCTGCTGGAGGCCGCCAACACCGTGGGCCTGCCGCTTTATGCGCGCCAGCATCTGGACGAAAAGGGCCGCTGGATCGACCTGATGACCGAGGCCTCGATCCTTCCCGTGAACAAGCGCCCGCGCCTTGCGATCCGGCTCTTGAGTTCGAACTGAGGGGGCGAAGCGTGACCGCGTTTTTCACCGCCATGGAGCGGGTCTTTGCCGATCGCAACCTGGCGGTGGAAGCGCTCTGGTTTGCAGGTGGTGCCGGGTCTGGCCAGCCCGTCCGCCTGATCCGCAAGACGCCGGACGCGATCACCCCCTTTGGCGCCGCGCGCATCCTGTCGGACACCACCACCGTCGACGCCCGCGTGGCCGAGATGCCCTCGCCAGCCCCCGGCGACCGGATCGTGATCGGCGCCGAAGGCTTTACCATTCAGGGTGAGCCGATCCGCGACCGCGAGCGGCTGGTCTGGACGCTGGATTTGCAGCCGGAATGAAGCTGACAATCGACATCGATCCGGACATTGCCGCGATGATGGCCGCCGAGGTCGCAGCCGGGGAAAAGGCCGTTACCGCCGCGATGCGCGAGGCCGGGGTTGGTCTGAAATCCGCCTGGCGCGGCCAAATCACCGGCGCGGGGCTGGGCACGCGCCTCGCCAACTCGATCCGCGCCGCCAACTTCCCGAAATCCGGCGAAAGCCTGAATGCCGCGGCGCTGGTCTGGTCCAACGCCCCGGTGATCATCGGCGCGCATGATACCGGGCCCCTGATCCGGTCAAAGGACGGGCTCTGGCTGGCGATCCCGACACCCGCCGCTGGGAAATCTACCCGCGGCGGCCGGATCACGCCCGGCGAATGGGAGCGCCGCACCGGCCTGCGGCTGCGTTTCATCTACCGCCGCAGGGGGCCGAGCCTGCTGGTTGCCGAGGGGCGGTTGAACACCAAGGGGCGCGCCGTGGCGTCCAAGTCGAAAACCGGCCGGGGGATGACCACGGCGCCGATCTTCCTGCTGGTGCCGCAGGTCAAGCTGCCGAAGCGGCTGGATCTGGCGCGGGATGCAGAA